AAAAAAGCACAAGATAATTTAAGAAAATCAATATCGTAAATAAATAAAAATGAAAGATAATTCAATACTAAACAAAGTGCGTGATTTACTCGGAATCGAAGTAAAGCTTGAACAACGCAAATTAGAAGACGGTGTAACAATAATTGAAGCAGATGCTTTTGAAGCAGGTGCAGAAGTTGTTATTGTAACAGAAGATGAACAAAAAATTGCTTTACCAATTGGCGAGTACAAAATGGAAGACGGAAAAATCCTGATTGTAACTGAAGAAGGTTTGATTGCAGAAATCAAAGAAGAAGAGGCAGAAGAAGAAGTTGTTGAAGAAGAAGCTAAAAAAGAAGAAGAATACGAAGAAGAAGTTGAGGCAACTACTGAAGAAGCAAAACCAATTAAGAAAACAGTTGAATCAATCGTGAAAGAAACTTTCTTTTCTGAAATGGAAGCTTTGAAAAAAGAGAACGAGGAACTTAAAGCACAATTAGAAAAATTAGCTAAAGTAAAAACTATCGAAGAAACTAAAGAAGAAGTTGTTGAACTTTCTGAAGAAGTGGAAGCAGCAGCAAAACCAATTACACACAATCCAGAAAATAAGAAAAAGACGGAGCATATTCAATATAGTGCTAAACGTCAAAGAACAACTTTGGATAGAGTAATGGACAAATTAAGTAAATAAATTATTAATAAATAAAAAACAAAAACAATGGCAGTATCATTGACATCAACGTATGCTGGGGAGTTTGCAGGCAAATATATTTCTGCTGCACTTCTTTCTGGTAGTACATTAGAAAACGGATTGGTAACCGTATTACCAAATGTAAAGTACAAGCAAGTACTTCAAACAGGTTCTTTAGGTAGCATTGTAGCAAACGCAACTTGCGACTACACTGCATCTGGAACTTTAACATTGGCTGAAAAAATTATTGAGCCAGAGGAATTCCAAGTGAATTATGACATCTGTAAAAAAGATCTTGTAAATTCTTGGGAAGCAGAACAAATGGGCTTTTCTGCATTTGACAATTTAGCACCTTCATTATCTGATTTTGTTATCGGATATACTGCTGCAAAAGTAGCTGCACAGGTAGAAACAACTATTTGGAGTGGACAGACTGCAAATGCTGGAGAATTTGACGGATTTTACTACTTGGCTACTGCAGGTGGTTCTGGTTGTGTTGCTGTAACAGGAACAGGCGTAACTGCTGCAAACGTAATCGATGAAATGGGGAAAGTGGTTGATGCCATTCCAAGTGCCGTTTACGGGAAAGAGGATTTATTTATTTATGTCGCTCCTAATGTAGCTCGTGCTTATATTCGTGCACTTGGTGGGTTCGGTGCTAACGGACTTGGCGCTAATGGTGTGAATAACGAAGGAACAACTTGGTTTACAAACGGAGCACTTTCTTTTGATGGTATTCCTGTTGTAGTTGCACAAGGTCTTCCAGCTTCATCTATGATGGCTGCACAAAAATCTAATATGTTCTTTGGAACAGGATTGTTGTCCGACCATAATGAAGTTCGTGTCCTTGACATGGCTGAGCTTGACGGAAGCCAAAATGTTCGCGTAATTATGCGATTTACAGGTGCCGTACAAATGGGAATTAATTCAGACGTAGTTATCTACGCATAATATTAACCAGAATTAAGGAAGGGTAGGTAAAAGTGCCTACCCTTTTTTATTCATAAAAACTTTTAACAAATGAGTTGTGATATTACAAACGGACGGGTAGAAGAGTGCAAAGATTCCGTTTCGGGTCTTAAAGCCATCTACTTTGCCAACTTCGACGATCTGGACACAGACAATATTACCTATGATGCTACAAATAGCGATACAATTGACACTTGGGTACCAGCTGCGCAAATTACGTTGTATAAGTATGAGCTAAAATCTAACGAAAATTCGTTTACGACAGCCGTTCAAACAAGTAGGGATAATGGAACTACATTCTTTGAGCAAACACTTGCTATTTCTTTGAAGAAACAAGATCAAGCTATGCACAAGAATATAAAACTTTTAGCATACGGACGACCAAGAATTATTGTACGCACTATGACTGACCAATTCTTTCTTATGGGATTGGCACAAGGTTGCGATACAACTGCTGGGGAAATTTCTTCTGGGGCAGCCCTTGGCGATTTTAACGGCTACAAGCTGACTTTTGTCGCTTCGGAAGTACTTCCAGCCAATTTTCTTGATGTTTCAACAGAAGCTGCTTTAAAAACTGCTTTTGCAGATGCATCAGGTGCAGACGCATCAATTGCTACAACATAGGTTTTTCTTTTCCTTTCATAATGTAATTAGGCACTTTTCGGAGTGCCTTTTTTAGTTTATATATTAATCATAATTATTGATTAAAATATAATCAATCAATTTTAAGGGTATTTCAGGTGTTTTTAATAGTAGCATATACGAAGTACATAGAAAGTCTTTTAAAACAGCTTAAAATGCAAAATAGAGTATTTTTTTTATTGATATATTTTTTGTATACCAAACGTAAAAGAAACAAAAAATGCAAAAAACAGTTATATATATAGAATGATTATACTTCAACCCATATTAACAGTACAAACATTTAGTTTTATTCCAAGAAGTCAAACCTATGACGGATTGTATATAAGAAACGAATCTACTAATGTTGAAACACAAATTACAATTACAAGTAGTACGCAAGGTGATTATTATGATACTATAAATGCTACATTTGTAAATGGAACATTTAACTTGGTTAAAGATAATTTTTATACATTGGAACTTAGAAACGGAACAACAATAGTGCATAAAGACAAGATTTTTGTAACAGATCAAAGTCCTGTTGTCAATTATACTGTTAATCAAGGCGAATATCAATCTAATGTAAGTAACAACGAATTTATTATTTATGAGTAATAACGTACACATTTTAGAATTAAGTGGCTATGAAGCACCTGTAATTAAAGAATCTAAAAGAGATGATTGGGTGGAGTATGGTGAGGATAATAATTATTATCAATATCTTATTGATCGGTATACAAACTCAACTACCAATAATGCCATTATAAACAACATTACTCGTTTGGTTTATGGTAAGGGATTATCAGCTACGGATAGTGCAAGAAAGCCTAACGAATATGCACACATGATGGCCCTATTGCATAAAAAATGTGTTCGTCATTTAGTTACAGATCTTAAATTATTAGGGCAATGCGCTATGCAAATTATATATACTAAAGATCGTAAAAAAATAGCACAAGTTGAGCATATCCCTGTACAATTATTACGCGCAGAAAAGTGCAACGAAGACGGCAAGGTTGAAGCCTACTATTATTCAGACAATTGGACAGATACTAAAAACTACAAACCAAAAAGAATTGCAGCTTTTGGTTGTTCTAAAGATCCAATTGAAATTTATTTTGTAAAACCTTATTCTGTTGGCATGAAATACTATGCTTTGGTGGATTATACAGGTGGAATTCCTTATGCCGTTTTGGAAGAGGACATTTCGGAATACTTAATTAATGAAGTGGAAAATGGATTTGCAGGTAGGAGTGTGGTAAATTTTAATAACGGTGTTCCATCAGAGGAACAACAACACATGATTAAAAATAAAGTATTATCGCAATTGACGGGGATGAGTGGGGAAAAGCTGATTGTTGCTTTTAATAATAACGCAGAAAGTAAAACCACCGTAGATTCAATGCCTGTAAATGACGCACCAGACTTATATCAAACACTTTCTGAAGAATGTTTGCGTAAAATTATGTTATCTCATAACGTAACCAGTCCGCTTTTATTTGGTATTGCTTCAAGTAATGGCTTTTCAAGTAATGCTGATGAATTGAAAGATAGTTTTGCTTTATTTTCTAACATGATTATAATGCCAATGCAAGAAATGTTATTGGATGCTTTTGATCAAATATTAGCTTATAATGGTATTGCATTAAATTTATTTTTTAAGACTTTAAAACCGTTAGAGTTTGTAGATCTTGAAAACAAATTAACTGAAGAACAAATTGCTGAACAAACAGGCTTAGAGTTAAGCGAAGATAATCCAGCATTATTGGATTTTTTATCGAAAGGCGAAGACCTTGAACAAGAAGGTTTTCTGTGTATAGATGAAAGAGAAGTTAATTATGATTTTGATGATGCTTTTGATGCGCAAATTGAAGCCTTAACAAAAGAATTAAAACCTAAACAAACAACACTATCCAAAATAGTAAAATTATTAAGAACAGGAAGGGCAGCACCAAATAAAACATCAGAACAAGATAAAGAAGTAAATGGTCTTTATTTTAAAGTGCGTTATCAATACACAGGTAATCCAGCACCACAAAGAAAGTTTTGTAGAGCAATGATGAGGGCAAGTAAAGTATATCGTAAAGAAGATATAATTGCATTGGATAAACAACCGGCAAATCCAGGTCTTGGACCTTTTGGTACAAATACTTATTCAATTTGGCTACACAAAGGTGGCGCAAGATGCAAACATAAATGGAAAAGAAGAACTTATGTAAGTTTTAATGCAAAACAACCTTTAGGATCTAATAAAGTAGCAGAAATAACCGAAGCAATCGGAAAAAAATATGGATATGTTATAAATGATTCTAGTTGGAGTCAGGCAAGTATAGAACCAGCAAATACAAGAACAGAAGGTTATTATGATGGCAATCCAGCAACAAGAAAATATTGGCAGAAAAACTAAACTATGGCAAAAGCATTACTCATATCAAGAGCAGACGTTGTAAAATTTACGTCCATGAATGGCAATATCGATACCGATAAATTCATTCAATATATTTCACACGCTCAGGATATTCACATCCAAGCTATGACAGGAACAGATTTATTAGTAAAAATCCAAAACGATATTATTGCAGGTAGTTTAGCAGATCCATATTTGACTTTACTTACTTCATATATCAAGCCTGTTTTGATCCATTATGCTATGGTAGAATATTTGCCTTTTGCAGCATACACAATATCCAACAAAGGAATATATAAACATAGTAGCGAAAATTCAGAAAATGCTTCAAAAGATGAAGTTGATTTTTTAATGGAAAAGGAAAGAAAAACGGCACAATATTACAAGCAAAGATTTATCGACTATATTTGTCAAAACAACGCATTATTCCCTGAATATAATTCGAATAGTGGTAGTGATGTTTTTCCAAGTACGGACAATAATTTTAGTGGCTGGGTTTTATGAAAAAAAGATATACGGCAAAAAAACGGAACATAATTCGTTTACAAAAGTTTTTAAACAAATTAGAAGATGGCAGACATAAAGATAAGTGCGCTAACGGCAAAGGGTGCTAATTTAGCAACTACAGATAGACTTGCAATTGCAGAAGTTGGAGGCGGTTCTTTCAATAGTAAACACGTAACA